GCCCCCTCAATTGTCTCTACACCAAACTCCTCCTTCAGCCGCTTGAGGGATTCTTCTAACCGGCCTTGTGCCCTATCATGCTCCTGACGCATACGTTCTGCTTTGGCTTTGAGATGTTCCAAATCTTCAATCCGGCTCATTGTATAGCCTCCAATATTAGTTGCCTAACTGCTTGGCTGGGTTTCTTTTCTTCCAGCACTTGTTTTATAGCTTCCCGAAAGTCCAAATCCGTGTCTTGTAATTTGGTTAACTCCTCCAAGAAGTCCCTCAACTCCATATCTTCTTCTGCTTCCCGGATGGAACCTGTCGCTACTATCTTATCGGCAGAACAGTCTAGTGAGTGAGGTTCAATAGTGCCATCCTCATACAACAATCCTACTTGTGGTATATAACCTATCTCATCGGATTTCCTTCTCAGGAAGCCCCCACAGTTGAAAATGGTAGTGTTCCCGTTTTGATAGAGGAAGCCCTTGTGGTTGTCCCCGTATATTACTGCACTCCACCCTTTGGTTTCCTTCTTCCCGGCATCAACCCGGCTTTCCACCGGGGCACCGGGGAAGGATTTCCCTTTCATCCATACATACTGGTGAACCAGAGCCACATGGACAGCCCCATCTTTGGGTGGAGGTTTTAGCGGCTTCTCCCAAGGAAAACCATGGATGTATACATCCCTATTTATCCTGACCTTATTTATGGTGGACAAGTCCACAATCTTCTTAGCCTCTTTCAGTGTCCAATAGGCGGAACGGTGGATGAGTTCCAAACTGTGTAGAGGCAAATCATGTTGACCCGGAATAGCATACATCTGAGGAAGTTTTTCAATTGCCCAGTTGATGAGCTCTGGAGGGGAATTCCAGCGGTCAAAAATATCACCGGCGCATAGGATGTCAGCTTTGTATTCCTCTGCTAACGTTCTCAGCTGATTCAAATATCTTTCTTGTGCTTCCAGCCAATCATCCTCTCCAGCACGGGCCACAGGAGCCTTTAGGCTCAGGTGGGTGTCACTAAAGCAAATGGCTACAACTTGTTTCCGCACAGTGGGCATACATCACCCATTTCCTTTTCAAACTGTTTGTAAGCCTTATCTGCATCATTTGCGGCGGCCACCACACATTTCTTTGCCTGTGTAATATCTTCCACCAACACCCGGAGCCAGTCAGGTTTGGCCTTAGCCTTTTCTACCTTTGCCCAAAGGTCTGTCAGGGGGTTTATATCAGGAACATGCTGGTTTACCTTTTTCTGCATTTCCCCAACGTCTGATGTTAGCTGTTGCAAGGACCTAACCTGTGTGTATTTCTCTTTCCACATGTTCCCGGAATGGACAGTGTTTCTGGCCACTTCTAAGGCTTCCCCTGCCACTTTGGTGGAATCCCTGTGGGATAGGACATTTGTCACCAAGTTCTTTAGTTTCTGTTGGCTTTCTGCTACAGCCTTCCATGTCTTTTCTGTATTCTCAAGGGACAGGAAGTCCTTCTCTGCTTTTTTGGCCCAAGACAGTGAGGAACGTAGAGCCTTAGCTTCCTCCAGCTGGGTTTTCACCACTTTGATTTTGGTATGTGACTCCCGGACGGCCTTGTCCAAGTAAGTCAAAGTGGAATCGATGATACTCAAATCTACAATCTGGTTCAATTGGCGAGATACTTCCCCGGCTGTTTCGCTGAACCAAAATGGATTGTCATGCTGTTGTTGAAAGTTGGTGGGGGATAGGTTTAGGATTTTCAGGATTTCATCAGGGACATCACTTATGAAAGACTTGAATTCCTGACCATCCAGTATGTAAGAGTTTTCGGATTTCCCCCGGATACGTTGTATGTTGTGTTTGTCTACCTCTAAGGTGATTTTGGTTTGATTGGAACCTTCCCGGATGAAACTGTTACCGGCTGGTTTGTTGGTGGCCAGCCAAACCAAAGCCCGGATGACTGCTGACTTTCCAACATCACTGGGGCCTATAATAGTGGTAACTAACGGGTCAAAGTCAACCGTTAGGTTCTTGTGAACCTGAAAGTTTTCAATTGTTAGTCTTTTGAGCATTGTCTCTATAGTTCCTTTTCACATCAACCCGTCCACACCGGGAGCACGTCCAGTCCTTTGTTTCCTCCAGATATGCCACTGTCTTTTTCCCATGGCAGTAAGGGCAGGCATATCTCCTGTCCTTTTTTATCGGGGCTTCTTTGTCTACATCAAATAGTTGAGGATGGGTTATTTCAATAACCTCCGTCCATATTCAGCAATACACAGGGCATCTGCCATCCCGTCCGAATCCTTCTTACTCCGGTCAGTAGGATGCAAGGAAACATTGGGCCAGAGCCGCTTGGCAATCAGGATGCTTACATCTTTGCCTTTTGGCATATCCCGGCATATAACTTTCTTCCACGTGATGGGATGAACCAGAGTGTATGGTAGATGAAGTCCAACACAGATGCCTCGAAGTAACCCCCAACCTGTTCCAAAGTTGAACATACTGGTAACACCTTGACCAGGCATAGCACTTACCTTCTCAATGAACACGTGTTGAATAACACCTTTCCGCTTCTCCAAAAACTGGCATATCCTCTGCTCATCCATCATCCTCTTTGTCTTGGTGGATTTGAGAGTAGGCATAGGCCGGACGTGAATGATCTTATCTGAGATGTAAGCTAAGGCTCCTGACAGACCGGGGTCAATCCCAACAATCATAAATCTTCCTTTTTGAAGACCAAAACATTTTGATGGACTTTGCAAACCTTTTTGTTCTTCATCCCTTGCCTTGCTCTGAGTGCTGCTGTACCAAGGGAGGTGTACAAAATTATTTCATTGTAAAATCCACAACCCATTTTTGCAAAGGCTTTGATAGTATGAGGAACAAATCCTACATAATTTCCTGTTTTGTCCCGGTATTCACCCACCGTGAAAATAGCAAATGCCCCCGGCTTCATTTTTTGTACACTTTGACATATAATAGAATCGTAAGTCAACAAGAAATCTTTGTGGGACATGTTAGACAATTCCCCTTCAATGTTATTATACACTTCCAAATTTCCATAAGGAGGACATGTAAATACCAAGTCAAATTGGTTGTTTTCAAATTTGGAAAGTATTTTGTTAGCATCTCCCACTATCCATGTTGGTAAGGGATTCAATGATAGATTTACAATTTGTTGTTTGTTTGTTTTTACTTGTTTTGGTCTCACTTCAATCCCTGTATATTTTCGTTTCATAACAGACGCTACAATTCCCCTTACAGCACCCCCAGCAAATGGGTCAAGAACAGAATCGGTTTCTTTGGAAAACCAGTGATATATAATTTCGCATAATACAGGGTCAAAAATACTGGGATGTTCAAAACTTTGATTCATCTTTCTGCTGATAGGGTCTGTATATTCAATCCCTTTTGAATCTTTTGAATGATATACATTTGTGTTTCTTCCCATTACATTTTGAATGCCTAATTTTTTCCATTTCCTTTTCCTTTTCTTCCAGTTTATATTATTGGCGTCCAACACTGAAAAAGGGGGCACTATATAGGTTTCTCGTAACCTACTAATTAAATCACAAGGTGTCCCAAAAATGTTCTTCATAACTTATCCCCTTTATTTCTACGTCTGGTGTGGATTGGTTTGTTATTGAAAAAGGCTTCCCATTCACTCCTCTTTGGCTCTTTGAGATAGGTCAGGAAGCCGTAACGTTCAGCGTAATGAAAGAAGGCTTCAACATTGTACTGAGGTTCTTGTAACACAATGGACTTTGTTTTTGCATGGGGAAGCATTACTAGCCATTTATTGCGGGCATATATCTTCTGGCCTTCCTCACTCTTGATAGCTTGATAAGTCTTGTGATGTTGGGGGAGTTGGTCTTTTAGATATTTGATTGCCGTTTTCTCTCCCACCCCAATAATCCCCGGAACCCCATCACCCTCACAGCCAGCCAGAGCCTTGACCTTTCCCCATTGATCAGGGGCTATTCCTTTATTGTTTTCAAAGGAGATAGGGTTATACATATAGCGTCTGGAAGGGTCAAACCAACTGACATAGTCAGTGATACATTGAAACAAGTCGCCGTCAGCCGTTACAATAATTCCCCGTTCTCCGTCATCAGGTACTCCCAGTTTCTTCCGGGACAATTGCCCAGCAACTTGAGCCATCAAATCATCACTCTCACAGCCCGTCTGATGGCAAATCTGAAATCCTACTGCTGGAAGAATTTCTTGACGCAGGAGCCGGATTTGGTCATACATAATGCTCAGCTGTTCCTTTTCCTCCTCTGTCAAATCTTCCCTGCGGTGAGATTTGTACTGAGGGAAATCCCGGAGCCGGTAGCTTTGCCGTGAATCAAAGAATAGGACAACCCGGTTGGAATGGACATATTCACTTTGACATATGGTTCTCAACTGTTCCCAGAATCCATACAGTATTCCAGTATGAAAATCTTCCCATAGGAGTTCTGCCGTGGCATACCGGGCACGGTGAGCCAGAAAGCTAAGGTCTATGAGCACCCATGATTTCATGAGATGTTCACGGGTTTTTGGAAGAAGGATTGGAAGAAAAGAACATCTGCATCTATATCTGCCTCCATGTCCAGTGAGTTGGAACGTTTTCCAACAATCACTATCTCATCCTTTTCCACTATGATAGCCCCAGCACTTACCGGGTCATGCCCTTCCCGGCCAAGGTCTTTGTGAGGGATTGGTCCATTTGCTTTACAGAAGGAGATAACCCCATCGTCAAACCTTACATATTTCCAGTAACCTTTCATGGTGTTTCTCCCTACTGTCCGTTGTAAGAATATCGGCTTTTGCGCTTTGGAATAGAAGCCGATTCAATCAATTTCCAGCATTTTCCTACAATGGAGCACAACTCATTCTCCCACTTGTTTTCCTCTACCATTTCAATCAGCTTCTCCCGTGTTGCTACCACATCAAACTCCCCAGCTTCTATGGATTGTTTTTTCCTTTCCCACCATCCTTCTTCCACCAGATAGTCAATGGAAGTCCCTATGTCATCAATCCCATACGCCGGGTAGATGTCTATCTCTACTTCACGGACCTTCCCGGTGATGCGGTTCTTCTTTACCTTAGCTCCCACATGGACACCGACTATCTTATCCTTCCCATGGATAGTCTTTTTGATATGCCCGGTGATGGATGTCCAGATTTCCACAGTGGAATAGAAACGGAGGGCATGCCCCCCACTCCTTGTTTTCTTTTCAAAGCTCATTCCAAAATTGTCTCGTGTCTGGCTGAGGATGATTAGGATGCTTCCGGTTTCCCGGAGGCCGTTCAGGACTTTCCTCAAGCCTTCTGAATTCTTCTTAGCCTTCCCATCACCATAGGACCCGGGTGTTTCTTTACCTTTGTAGTAAGCATCTTTGTTCTGGTCAAACTTCTCCCCTTCAAACTCAGAGGACAGACCATCCATCGAGTCTAAGACATATATGAATGGCTCCCCCTCTTTCAAAGCATCATCCAGATGGTAGTAGAATTCTTCAACAGTGTAACTGAAGACCGGGCTTCCATCCTCTGCTTTTGCGGGAAACTCCAGCCGTTCCGCTACAGCCTTTCCAAACAGGTTCTCCACATCCATCAAGCACCCATCCTCAACATTATCATATATCAGACGGTAGTTTTGGAAGTACTTATTGGACATAGCCTCGGCAAAGCAGGTCATGGATAGGAATGTTTTCCCGGAGGCACTATCTCCCACCAGAAAGTAGTATTTCCCTTTGAGGAACCCGCCAAAGGGATTGTCACTACAAGCAAGATTGAGCAAGGTAGAGCCGGTGGACAACAAGTCTCTCCGGCTAATCCTGTTGTTTTCTACTTTGTCTGTATCAGCAGAGGTTTCTATATCCTCAGCCACCGACTTTTTCTTTTCTACTTTCTCTTTTCCCATTTAATAAAAAGAGAGGGGAGGTTATTAGCCTCCCCCATCCTCCAAACTGAGGGTTAATTACTCTGAAGCCTCTTCGCAGTTATTCCAGTATGGACAATCGTCACACTCGTCATACTGGTCCACCTGCCCGAATTTTCCTCCCTTTACAGGGCATTTGTGGTCTGACTTCTTCTCTCCGTCTTTTCCTTTGTCCTTCTTTGAGGAGGGCTTTTCTTCATCATCATCTTCCTCCTCTTTGGGTTTGGATTTGGATTTGGGTTTCTCATCCTCATCCTCATCCTCCTCCTCATCCTCATCATCCTCCTCATCCTCATCCTCTTTGGGTTTGGACTTGGGTTTTTCCTCCTTGTCTTCTTTGTCATCCCCGTCCTCCTCCTCAGTTTCTTGGAAGAACATGGACTTGAGTTTGTCGTAAGGAAGAATGATGAGGGCTTCATCCAGACAAATCACTTTGTCAAGGATTTCATCCTCGTCCATCTCCTCGCGAGGGCGGAAGTCAATTTTGGTTGCTTGGAGAAACTTCTTGCCATTGAACTTCTCTTCTGAGAAGCGGACACGCAACGTCCGGCCATCTTTGTTAACGTCAAAGAAGGCCAGATTTTCCTCATTGTCTGGGTCCTTGAGTTCTTCCTCAAGTTTGGTAGCAAACTTTCCCCGACTCATGATGAACAGGGAAGTTTTGCTGGCATCTTCCGGGTTGAGGATGTTGTAAGCGATGAACTTCTGTGTGCTGAGTTGTTTAATTTGCTCCTCGTTTCCCTCAGCATCCTCTTTGACCACCCTGTTTTTCTCCTCGCAAATGGGGCAGAGCTTCCCCGCACTCTGTGGGCATACAACAGAGAAGTTGTTGGCTCCAACCCCGTGATGGACAGCGAATGGGAGTTTGTACCACAGGCACCCTTGTTCCACATCATCCGGGTGGTTCTTGGATTTGACTTCGTAGGGAACAAAGTCAATGGCATACTTTCCGGCATCCTCTGGTGACCACCGGGTTACGCCTTCCTTCAGCTGAAACCAGTCAGAACCACCCTGGCTTCCCTTTTCAGCATTCTCACGCACCTTCTCCTTGCTAATCCTTTTTCTTTTGTTCATTGTTACTTCTCCTTTCATGGATTGTTCTGAGTATACCTCTGGTGACGACACGTGCCGCCACATACAGCCAAATGATTATCAGGAGAGCAATACTAACAGAGACTATTCCCCAACGAAACCATATCATAGAGATTGCCCCCTTTTCCTTGTATGGGATTTCTGAAGATTATTCACATCAGTGGAAATAGTTTCTCGATGTTCCTTATAGTCAGCTATCAAGTCATGAGGAACACTGGGACCTGCGAAGTACTGTTGGCCATGAAGTTTTACCATCTCCTCCAGCATCTTCCTTTTGGTTTCCATAGTGTTCACAGCGGCTTCCAACAGCCGAGATTTCTTTCTTGCTTGGTTGTAATCCTCTACGACTTTCTTGTATTTAGGGTGACAGAGCACAGCGGCTTTGACTGAATTGTCAGTGGTCTTCACCAGCCCAAAGTCATCCGGGTTCGTGCGACATTCCAATTCCAAACAGGCTTGTACTATCTCAATTTGAAGTTTGGCTTGCTCTACCTCAAACTGGACTTCCACAGCTTCCTCAGCATAGTGAAAAAATCTTTCTGGCTGTTGAATGCATTCCATGTCCAGTCTGGTTGGGTCGATTTCTCGGTCCTTTTGGAATTGGGTCTTGTCCATTGCCTAACATCCTCCTACTAATATATCGGTTTTTCTCAGGCAAACACAGCCTCAAAACAAGCCCGAATCAACCCGGCATTCTTGGAATCGTAGAAATTGTTCTCAAAAGCACAGATGATTTTGTAAGCCATCGGGTCTTTGTGTCCCAGTAAAACAGACCGGGCATACCCCAAAACAGCATATCTAACCTGTTCCGGGTCCCCTTTGAGGTTCTTGAGAATTGCTGTTATTTGCTCCCAGGACTTTTTGGCAAACAAAGCCCTGCAAAGGTCAATAGCTTCATTCTCCTCTGCCAGCTTCTGTTGGATAGCTTCTGTCTGTTCTTCTGGTTTGAGGTTGAGTATCTTGTCTAGAAGTACCAAGGCCGTGCGTGCGGAGCCTTGTGCCCCGGTAACAATATCCTCCCTTATGTCCTCGCTGATTTGAACGTTCTCCCGTTTGCAGATTTTGTTTACAAGGCTTTCCAACTCATCATGTGTCAGGAGCCGGACGGGCATTTCACAGCACCGGGTGAGAATGGTTT